GAGATGTTGAATGATGTAGAGATCTACAAATCAACAAAAAAGACATCTCGCAAACCTCGAAAGACGAAGGAGAAGAGTGTTGACAAGTTGGTCGCAAAGATGAATTACCTGAAGTCGTCGCCCGATTACGGAGTTGCCTCGATCAATCCAATTAAAATCATAGGATCGACAAAGGTCTATCTCTTCAATGAGAAGTATCGCAAGTTGACAGTTCTTTCAACCACTAGTCTTTCCGGACTTTCGGTAAAGGGAACTACGATTCGAGATTATGACGAAAAGAACTCCTTCTCTTTGAAGATACGGAAACCCGAAGAGATACTTCCAATCATCGTAAGTAAAACCGAAAGGCAAATAACAAACGTTCTCAAGAAACTTACAACCAAGAAAACTTCGGCAAATGGTCGAGTCAACGATAACACAATTATACTCAAAGCATGATGACAGATGAAATACCAATTAAACCCGTAATTACTTTTGACGAACTTCGAATGAAAGTAGAGAAGTTTGTTCAGACGGATGAGATGTCTTACACCGAAGCAATCATTGATATCTGTAAGGATAAGGACATTGATCCCGAAGACATCGCAAAAATTATTCGTGGCCCATTGAAGGACAAACTTGAAGCCGAAGCAATGGAATTGAATATCATCAAGAGAACGACTGCATATCTTTTGTGAATGGTTATACTGCATATCAGATTTACCTGTCTCTTAAACTTCATTTCACAAGTGATTCCTACGATGCAACCAAGTATGGATTTAAGACCAGCTCTAACGAATCCACATTCACTCGACGAAAGGACCGATTCTTTTTTGAACGAATAGCACGAAAATATAAGGAGCCCGAGGTTGTCATCGAATACTTCACGGCGAACTTTCTTGCCGGAGTCAAGTGGATAGGTGACATGAAAGAGGAGAACTACTCAAAGTATGTCAAGAGAATGGAGTCTCTTTCTTACGAATTTGAAAATGATCTACGAACTCTTTACGAACAATGCGACTCCTTTGATCGAATCTGTACAAGTCCGATTCTCTTCGATTGTCTTTTGTCTGAAGAGATCTCAATCGAAACAATAGCTATCATCGATATTCTGGTCAACAATCTTCGGCGGCTCAAGAAAGATATTCGAGATCCGCTTGGAGTCTACACCGAACAAATTGAAAAAATTTTGAAGTATAAATTACTACTATCTCGAAGAAATATGCCGACAAAAAAACTCGTGAACACCGTAAAAAAAGTCTTTACAAAGTGATCGGTTTATGTTATATTACTTCTTCACACACAAAAAAATAAACTGTTATACACTAAAATATACTAAAATACTATGTCACCAACAAACAAAACCATAACCATCCCCCGCAGGAAACCTGAAGCAAAAGGAATGATGGTCGTTGAAATGAAGGATTGGCCTATTGATAAGGTAATACCTTCATCTAAGAACAAAAATAAAAATCTAGGGAGACCATGTGGGATCAATCCAAAACAAGTAGAGTCATTTGGAAATCTTATTAAAAATAGCACTTATAAACCCGAATATCATATTCCACCTGTCGGTGAGGTAATCGATGGATATCTACATCTATCTACTGGTGAAAACAGATATTCGGCTCACGTAGAAGTTGGTCAGAAAACATTTTATGCTGCATCAGTCGTCTGGGTCGATGAGGATGGCATGTCTGGCTCATACTGGAAAAAAGCATATACTAGTAACGAGAATGACCACAGAAGAAATGAGGTAGGAGGAGATCAAAGAACACCTCAAGGTATTGCTTCGGTGATTCTAAAAATGTTAAGTGATGGTGATATCCAACCCAACGATGAACAGATTGGTCGGGCATTGACAGACCAAAATATACCGAAGAATAGTGCTTCATGGAAAAATATATTAAATGATGTCAAATCTCAGATAGGTTTAGTTGATGTTGTACGTTCAGTAAATCCTTCTGAAGCTCGTAAATTGGAGAAAGACAACACGACATCTGATACTAATTGTGTTGCAAGGGTTCATAATAAAGAAACTCCAACGCACCGTGACTACACACCTCGACTTATCAATGATGTATTGATTCCTAATCTCAAAGGTTACTTGTCAGGTGAAGAGGTTAAAAATCAAAAGGTGATATATTACTTTAATGGTATGACATCACCTCAGATTCAGAAGGTGAGACCATTATTAGAGGATAAAACATTTCTTGATGATTTTTATCACAAAGTCTGCAAACCTTTCGTATCTTTATATGAATCAAATGTCTTTCATGAGAAGGTTAAAGTCACATTCCCTAATCAACTGAAAGGTGATAATTACCAAGATGGTTGAAATATACTATAATAAAAGTCTTTACAAACCAACAATAATCTGTTAATATACATAAAATACAAATAATACTATGTCATTCGAAAAACTCAAAGCAAATCGACTTGCGTCGATAGAAAAGTTGGTAAATGCCGCCGAAAGCGTCTCTGAAAAAAAGTCTTATGGAGACGACCGAGAGTGGAAACCAACTGTAGACAAAGCAGGTAATGGTTATGCCGTTATTCGCTTTCTGCCTTCGTCTAATGCCGAAGATTTACCGTGGATCCGTTTCTGGGATCATGGTTTCAAAGGCCCAACCGGCAGGTGGTATATCGAGAAGTCTCTTACTTCAATCGGTCAACAAGATCCGTTGAGTGAGTTGAATTCTCAGTTGTGGAACTCGGGAAGAGAGGAAGACAAGGAATTGGTTCGTCAACGTAAACGTCGTCTGCATTACGTATCGAACATTCTTGTGATCTCCGACTCAGCGAATCCGACAAACGAAGGTAAGGTCTTTCTTTACAAGTATGGAAAGAAGATCTTCGATAAGATCATGGATGTGATGCAGCCTCAGTTCGAGGATGAAAAACCTATCAACCCATTTGACTTCTGGGGTGGAGCGAACTTCAAGTTGAAGATTCGTAATGTTGAAGGTTATCGCAACTATGATAAGTCAGAGTTCGATTCTGTTACTGAACTCTTTGATGGTGATGAAGAAAAGTTGAAGAAGGTCTATGACAGTCTTCATGGATTGAATGAGTTCATCGATCCGTCAAGTTACAAGTCATACGCCGAACTGAAGAAGAAGTTATACGAGGTACTTGGTGAAGAGGATATCGCCAACACCTTTTCGGTAGAACAAACTACCGAGCTCAATGAGACCCGTGAAGAGCGAGTGGACGCACCCGCACCGAGGAGCGAGGATCAGAACGTTAGTTCATCAAACGATGATGATGGTGAGGAAGAAGACACCTTGGCGTATTTCGCCAAGTTGGCTCAGGACTAACCGAACTGATAAACAAATACAAGGGGCGATACTGGAGAAATCCGGTATCGCCTCTTCTGGTATGTAACAGTTTTTATGTTACTAAAAACCGTATGCCGCGGTCGTTAAAGACCAAGATTCTTCGGCGTGTCTACTATTAGATACGTTTACGTTCGAAGCATTTACGGTTGTGTTTTGAGGAGCGGCGCCACCTCCACCACCCGCAACGATTACTGGTGCCCCTTGGGCCTTCGAGTCGGCGATATTGGACATTCCAACTTCCATTTGAACGCCAGTATTATTTCTTGATGCAGGAGAAAGTATTCCCACTCCCGTTTGATCACCAGTATTTAGTTGGTTGTCACCCGACACAATACTTCCTCTGACTTCCGCCATGAATTTGAACATCGTGGAGGCTTCTTTCAACTTTAATTTAGAAAGATTTTTCAATTGTCCTACAAAACCTTTAAGAGAATCGGTCATATCGTCTATTTTATCAGAATCAAGTTTCTCTAATGATAATGCTATAGAATTAATTGCTTTGGATGATGCATCTAATCCGGAAGACTTATCTGCAAGTTCTAGGAATTTTTCAATTGGATCACCACCAAAGAAACTCAACAATCCACCAATAGCAGAACTAGATCCAAATGCAATAAGAGCGGCAGATACAGCTGCTATTCCAGTACCAGCAGTAATAAGACCTAGACCAGAACCCGATAGTTGCACAAGTGAATCGATAAATCCAGTTAAGAAACTACCCACCGATCCAATTACAGTGCTTATAACATTACCAAATCCTTCAATGAATGGTGTTAATGTTGATAATGCTTTGCTAAAGATACTGAAGGAGAGTGCAGCTGGAATCATAGAAGCGCCCAACGCAGCAATCGCGGCCGCTCCTATAAATATTGCTGGTGATATAAATGATAATCCAAAAGCAGCTGCTCCTAAGAGTGTTAATGTTCCAATTCCAATCGCAACACCTTTCCAATTGACATCGGAAAACATATTAAAGGCAAAGGCGGCTGGAATTAAAGATGCTCCCAATGCAGCAATCGCAAGAGATCCTATCAAAATCTGAGGACCGAGTTTTCCTAGTAACGCCGCTCCAACTCCAAGCACGCCCAAAGTCGTGACACCTAACGCTACTTGTTTAAAGTCTATACCAGTAAATTCTTTCAGTGATTTTCCTGTAACAAGCAATGCACCACCCAAAGCAATAAGAACGCCTGCTCCTATTAAATATTTGGGATTTGATATTGATTTAAGTCCTTTCCCAAGTCCAGTCAAGAATCCTTCAAGTCCCTTTCCGGCGCCTTTTCCAATTCCAGACATTACTCCACCAATTCCACCGCCAACACCTTTACCACCAAGACCGATTTTAGATGTAAGACTTTCTTTAATTGAATTTAAAATACCACCACTTTTCTCACTTTTAGAACCATCATTTTGATTATTATTATCAGATATAGAATTGAGTGCCTCGATCTGTCTTTCCTGTCTAGCAATATCTTCTTTACGATTCTCTCTTTCTTGTAATATATTACCAGAAGAATTTTCTACTAATGTTTTTAGAGATTCGCTTGAACTTATAATATTTTCAGATATAGATTCTAAAAGATTTGGAATTTCTCCATTCGAAATATCACCACCAGCAACATCCAAATCACCACCAGTACGACCTAAATTACCAGTCATTGAATCTATAGACTGTTGTGGATCAAAATCCTTTGCTGCTTTGGATAATTTATTTAATAGACGCTGACGAATCAAGAAGAATCTAGTCCTTGTGATAATATCTTGGTCTGGTGATGATCCAAGAATACTACTAAGAGACATCTTATTATCAATTTCTAATTCGACAT